AACACCGTGCCATTCCTCGGAACCTTGTCGGCAGGCACCACATGAACCGTGTCGCGGAATTTTGGAAACATCGACATCCTCGCCTTGGTCGGCACGCCGTAGGCACGCATCAAGATTCGCTCGCGGTTGCTGCCGCGTAACTCGGTCTCCATGGCCTCGGGGTTTCCGTAGGGGTTGTCAGCGGTGTGGAAATACACGATGCGGGCTTTTTCCCTGGTGCATTGCTGGATGCGCGGCACTTGCTCTAAGCCGATCAAGTTGCCATCGCGGTAGCGCGGCAGCAGCGGGGCGTCGCATTCCTCCAGCGTCTTTGCGCCGTCGAGGTATTCTTTGACCGTGGTGGTGTAGCCTTCGACCGGAGTGAAGCCGATGCCGAGTTCACCGTCTCGCGTGAGCAAACGAAAACGCAACGCCTCCAACCAATCCGGCGTCACCAATTCGTCGGCCCATACAAAATTTAACTCGGCACCTTCAATCGAGGAAACATCCATCGAATAGAACTTGAACCAACACTGCGAGCCATTCGGCAGCACGAAGCTGTTCTCAGTGAAGCCGCCCTTCTGCGAGTAGGTGATATTTGCCACCGCGCCCTTCTTGAGCTTGCCGCTGGCGGAGGGCTTCCACTCTTTCGGCAGATACTCCCACAAATAGGGCTGTTGGTTTTGAATGGATGCCGCTTCAGTGGATTGCAGGCACCACACCTTCGCGCCTGGCGTATTCACCAAATGCTGCATCGCCTTCCTCGCAAAGTAACGCGACTTGCCCGAGCGGTTGCCACCAAGGATGAGGAGTTCCGTGACGCCCTTCGGGAATTTCTCCCGCAGCTCCGCATACGCCGCATCCGCTCGCTCCCAGGCGGGATTCAGCCAGCCATAGCGCCAAGGGTCTTCGACCATACGGGCGATCTGCTCCTCCCGCTCGCGCAGCAGAGCCAGAAATTGCTCCTCGGTAGCGGCCAGCTTTTGGCCCAAATGCTCGATGGCAATACGGCCATCACGTGTGCGGCCCAGCACGGCAATGGGAGGAACGACAGGGTTGTGAGTTTGCTCGATCATGATTTAACCACGGAGTCCACCGGCGTGGTTTGTGGCCCCTTCCAGTTGGCGGATGCGCTCGGCTTGGCGTTCTATTTTTGCCCGCGCCTCGTCCCGCTGCTCCCTCGCCTCGTCACGCTCGCGCTCCAGACGGTTCAGCAGCTCCACCAATTCCTTTGCCTCCGCGCCGTGCTGAAGGTGATACCCATCATCGAATCCCCTCTCGTTCTTCCGCCGCACACGCCATAGGTCAAAATAGCTGTTATCGCAGAATGTTTCCCACTCACTCATCCCAGCACCTCCCCTGCACTCTTGCAGCCAGCGACCGCCACGCAGTCGAGATGGTATTTGCCATTTTTCCACAGCCACAACTCCCGGCTTATGGTCGCCAGCTTTTCATTATCCTCGCGCAAGTTTTTGCGCAGCGTGCGGAGCACAGCGGTAAGGTTCATGTTTTCGTCGGTCAGTTTTTCGATCACCGCTTGGAGACGACGATTTTCAATAAGGATGTCGCTCATAAATTTTGCTCAAAATTGTGCGCTTTCACGACGAGACGCCGTGCATTTTCGATGCAGTCGAAGTAAATCTCCTGCTCAGTAATGTCCCGCGTGTATTCCGGTGGAGACACATAGCGGAGAACGTCCTTCAAACTGGCCGCCAACTCACGGGCCAACTTGCATGTATGGATGATGCCCATGTGGTCCTGCCACTCACGGTGGCAAGACGGGCAAGAAATGGCAGATTCAGATACTATTGACATGGTATTTAGGATATTGCTGATCTTTCAAAATGTTTATTTCAATCCGGTGAATTTCTTCCTCGATCGCCGCCAGTGCCTTCCATTGCTCGCGGGTGTAGGTGCCTCGAAACGGGAAATCGCACCGAGAAAATTTGCCGTTCTCAAATACAATCACCACTTTACCAAAAGTATCCGGATACTTTGGTTTGGGCGTGTCTGAGGTAATCTCGAAGTGATACTCCGTGATAGTGCAGGTAGATTGATGGTTTATAGTCATTTCTGTCTTTCGTTCTGGTTGTTGCTGTATTGTTTTTCGGTTACGTTCTGGAAAACGGTATGTTCGCCCACAAAGTTGAGCTTGATCTCTGGCGTGGGGCCGTTTCTTTGTTTTGCCAAAATAAGCAAAGTGTTGTGATCCATAGGCTCGTCATCATCCTCGGTGCGCTTTTTATTTTTATCGAGACGATGAATAAGAAGCACGGTATCAGCATCCTGCTCGATGCTGCCGGATTCGCGGAGGTTTGAGAGCTTTGGCTTGCTGCCCTCGTCGGCGTCGCGGTTGAGCTGCGCCAGGGCAATGATTGGGATGTTGAGTTCCTTAGCTGTGGTCTTGATCGCCTTAGAAATTTCACTGACCTCGAGCGCCCGGCTCTCACCAGCGCGACGGCTGGACCCGTGCATGAATTGCAAATAATCGACGACGATAAGGCCGATGCCATACGCGGACTTTGCCCGCCGAGCCCGGCTGCGAAACTGCGCCACCGTGAGCCCTGGCGTATCGTCGATGTAAAGTTTTCCACGGGCGAGCTTCGAGGCTGCCGCCGAGACATTGACCAACGCCGTGGACGGCAAAAAGCCATCGCGAACGCGCTGCAAATTGATCTTCGCCTCCGTGCATAGCGCCCTCACCATAAGCTCTTGCTCAGGCATCTCGACCGAGAAAACCAACGTCGGCACCTGGCACTCCTGCACTGCATGGAAAGCAAACTGCATCCCGAGCGCCGACTTGCCACAAGCAGGCCGCGCCGCCACCACGATCATTTGACCACCAAGCCACCCGCCGGTCGAACGATCCAGATCGTGAATCCCGCTGGCCAACCCCACCGTCTGCCCACGGTTCGCATACACCTTCTCGATGTGCTCGACCGCACGCAATACCGCCCCCTTGCAATGCTTCACCGCACTCTCGCGACCGATATTTTCGCGCAGGCCATATAAAACTTGCTCGCAGCGCTCTTGGGCATCCTCCACCCTTGTAGCCGCATCTCGCGCTTCCTGCGCCATCCTCATCGCCGCAGCGAGGATTTCTCGACGCTTCCATGAGTCAAGAACCTCATCGGCGTAAAAATCCCAATTTGCCGCGCTGGAAATATCCACCGCCAACTCGGCCAAATACCCAGCTCCGCCGACTTTTTCCAGCTCGCCAGCCTTATCAAAAGCCGTCGTCACAAGCGTAAGGTCCACCGGCAAAGCCTTCTCCCTCATCACCGAGACCATCTCCAAGATAGACTGGTTCGCAGGCCACGCCAAGTGCTCAGGCTGAAGTTTTTCTAAAACCTCATCGGCAATCTTGCCACTCTGCAACGCCGCCGCCACCACCGCACGCTCCGCATACGGAGCCTCTGGCAAAGAACTCACACTCATCCAACGATCCTCCTCAAAGCCATGCGCTTGGCCTTCGATAACGTAGAGCCAAACCCAAGCAAACTAAACACCTTGCACTGAGCACGCGGCAACTCACGCTCCCCTACCACCGTCACCCCGTCCTCATCATAGACGGGCTCCATCATCTGCCTCAATTCAAACACCCCAATTTGGTAATGCAGAAAATCATACTTCGCATCCGGGCGGTGATCCACCACCAGGTGACGAATAGGGTCGTTAGGTTCCAGTTTTATTTCATTATTTATCATAGGTTTAATTACTGCGTATTGTTTTATTCCAAGGTGCCGATTTTTCAGTTTGTAAAGAAATTCACATTTTCCAAAATAGTTAATGTCTTCATCGAACTCATGTTGCGTCATGCGACCGCCTCCCGTTCTTTTATTTTTTGGCGAACATAGCTCTTCATGCTATCGGGCAATGCTGCCCACGTTGTGCAGTTGTAACTTGCATCTTCATCGGTAATTATATCCTGCCAACCATCCGGCTCCACTTGCTCCAGGCGGCGACCAGCCGTGAACGAAACGCCCTGCTTGGCAGCCCAATCCCGCCCCCGAGCGATCTCGCCGGTCAGGTTATTGAGCAACGTAGCCAAATCACGCCTACGAAATTGCGCCGCAGCACCTTCTGTCTGGCGATACACCCACTCCAACACCCTCCACTCCTCCTCGTTCAACCCCGCCGCCGCTTTTTTATTTTTTATCCAAGCACGGAGAGTCGATGAATCGAGATGCGAAGTATCGCGAATGCGAAACAATCCACGGAATCTCCCGAGAATCGGATCTTCTTTTTCAGGCTCAGAAATCTCTTCATTGTCCCCACTGGGGACTATAGGGGTATTATCTTTATCTATATCTAATTCTAGCTCCGCATCGTGTCCTATTTTTGTCCGCTTCGGTTGCGGACAATTTGCAGACATATTTCGCAAAGTTGATTTTCTTTTTGCTTCCATTGACCGTCTTTTTGCAGACGCTCCATTGTGCTCATCAAATCTTGCAACTTGCAGTCCATCTTGAATTTCCTCTAACCATCCAACTCGAATCAACGCGCTTCCTATTCCTTTAATCCCTGTTTTTCTGTCAATCGTTGCAGAAGAAATTCCTTCAAGCTTTCCGTCTTCTGTCTGATCATCAGCCATTGTCCATAGCCAATACAACCCACCTATGACTTCGGCCTCGCGTTTGTTTGTCATATCACAAATCCGAGCAATCCGAGGATCATCCCATAGATTTGTGCGCATTTTTATCCAATCACCTGCCATATTAAAAATTCCCCCATCTATTTTTGCCGTTATTTTTTTGCGGCTCTCTATCTTTCAACCATTTACCCAAGGCTTTATTCATCTCCAATGGGCGGATCGCCGTCTTGTAGCCAACCCGGCCATCATTAGCGTCCAGAGCTTGGAAATTGATTTCCTCGCCGTTTTTTTTCATAAAGCCTCCTTTTGTGGAGCCCTCTCCACCGTTTGAGGCACCCGGCGCAGACACGCCAAAGTGAGCAAAGCATCCTCGAGGCAGTTGTGTATCTTGCCAGCGCGAGACATGCCCAAAGCCCCAGCAATCGCGTTGAGGTTCAATTTAGGGTTTCCATCCTTGCCAAGCGGCAAATCAAGCCCACCGGCCTCGTAGGACAACCACGCCGCGCTCTGCAAGCAGATCATCCGATGCCCAAGCGGCAACGACACCCCAGCACGCTCCGCCGCCGCCAGAAGAAACGCCCGGTCAAATGCCGTATTGCACCCTGCCAGCACGGCATAACGCCGCTGCCCAAGCCACAAAACGAAGTCCTCCATCACCTCACGTTCCGGGCGCCCGTTTTTTTCCAAATGCTCCAAGGTGAAGCCATTCACATCGAGCGCTTCTTTTTCCACAAGCCACTCGCTGCTTGGTGAAATCAACGCCGTAAACGCCTCACCATCCAACGAATCAACCGCAGAGAAGGACAACAACGCATGACGCGCCGGGTCCAACCCGCCAGTTTCCGTATCTACGCACATGATCCGTGTTTTCATTCCTTATCCTTCCAGCGGTTTCTTTTTTTGTTTCGCTCACGTTCCTCCTCCACCCCAAGCTGATAGCACGCAGCCATCGAGCACAGGCAGATCACCACCCAAGCCAAAGCACTCATCCAGCTCATACCCCCACCTTTGGCCGGAAACGCATCCCTACCGGCTCCCAAATGTTATCCATACCCATCCGTGCCGAGATCATCTCACCACAGCGGTAATACCGGCTATCGCGCACACGCATCAGCCCCACATTCATCACGCCCACGTCACCAGTAGGTATCTGAACTTGAAGCAGTAATTTATTCGGAACATGCCGAAACACCTTCACCTTTACAGGCGCATCTTTTTCCGGCTCCTCGACCGGCTCGTTTTTTTTATTTTTCATTTTTTTGTTCATGCTCAGAGTTCGTATGAACCCCTTTACTAAAAATTTTCTGTGCACCCAAATCAGTGCATCCTGATGGGGGGGGGGCCAAAAATTCCGACCCCCTCCCCCCCCTCCAAATCAACGGCCACGGCCTCGACCTCGACCGGCTCGGCGGCGCAAGTGGCGTCCAAAGTGGCTGCCCGCTGGCCTTCTGCGTAGGTAGAGCCTTCTGATTCGGTATCAGAGACCGCATCGGCAGCGCTCCCCGATCCGCTGCCGGCACCCACGCCAGGCAACCCCTTTTGTCCCGACTCGCTCCCGTGTGGACCGGTTACCGGCAGCACCTCGGCCTCGAGGACCGGCAACGAGGCCAGCATCTCCGAAAGTTTATCCTGGTTGACTTCTACCTTCTCCACCCGGCTTGTTGCCTCACCGCTGAGGAGCTGCATCTTGTCCACCATCACCGCCGCCACAATGGCCGCGTCCTTGGCGTTCTGGATACAAGGCACCAGTTCGATGGCCCTCTCCACCGAAAGCCGGGCAGCCCGCCGAACATCCCGCAGCAAATCCTTTTTATCCTGCTCTATAGAAAACCCTTCCCG